GAATCATTTCCTCATCCAGACCATACCATTGATTGCGCTCTTGCCACGCCATAGTTTTCTGATCTGGGCGCGGGATTTGGACCGCTTCCGGATCAATTTGTACTTCAGTTTCTTGAGCTTGTAAAGTAGGTTTATAGTTAGAGAGTTGTTCGAGCCTATACTGAGCAATATTTAGCTTTTCTTGGGCATCAAGTACTTTATTTGTGTCCCCCGCTTCATAGGCATCACGGTAAGCCCTACGAGCTTCAGAGATTTCAAACTCTACGTTCTGTTTAACACTACCAATTAACGACTCCTGCCCTTGGGCTATTGTCTGGCGAAGCTGTGTGGCTTCTTGGCGGTAGCGCTGCGCAGCAGTAAGAGCCTCATTCTGTTCGCGCTGATAGCGTTCCTTTTCACGGCGCTCATCATGCCAGACCTTCTTCATCTGCTTTAGACGAAGCTTGACCTTTTCAGAATACTCTTCGAGTTCGTCGGCTTCGAGTTCGTCAACAATCTCCTGTGGCATCGGCTCTCGGCCTCGGTCGGCCTCAGGGGTATCGTCTTCTACCTCAATCTCGGGTTTACTGACTTCAGTGTCAGTACCTTCATCTTCGATTTCATACGAGAAATCATCATTCTCTTCAGTCATTTGTGCCTCCTAGGCTTATGCGCGTGAAATACCTCTGGGGTCTTCAACCACCCCTTCGATTGCATCATCGTTGATTATGCGGAACTCTCGCCCATGGATTTTAACGCGGGTACCAGCATGTGGGCGTACAAGGACAAAATCGCCCTCCTTACACCAAGGGCCACTGGGGAACCGTTTCTTATCCTTATAGGCGTCAGGGCCAACTTTCATGACAAACAGCGTAATTGTCAGCAATCCTTCATGTTGAATGGTGATATCCGCCTTGATAATCCCACCCTCAGTTGTCTTCTCGATGTCCGGAATCGCACAAAGAATGCGGTATCCAGATGGATCAGGAAGCTGCTTAGGCCGATCTTCGACAGCAAATTCGGATGCTGCGCCGACCTTGGGGATTGGACGCCCCCCAACATCAATAAGACTAGTCATCATCAGCCTCCATGCGTTCTGCGGTTTCGATGATGATATTGTTGGCTACGAGTAAGCCACGGTAAATGCCGCAAGCATACTTATAAGCTCCAAAATCATTAGCGTTACCCATTGCCATGTCTGCTTCAATAACTCTTAATTCGTCCTGCACCTTTTTTGACAGGTGCCTGAGTAAATCACTCATTTGTTACCTCTTCTGTTGTAGGAAAAGCCGGGGTGGCTCCCTTTTGTTGCTGGTTCATATTCATCTGCTCACGGGCTATTTCCATGCCAATGCGTAGACCTTCAGCCTCTTGTTTGGCGTCTAAGTCACCCTTAGACGTCGCAAGTTTTACGCCAGCTTGTAGGCCAGCAATTTCTTCTTGTGACTCGATACGCATCTGCTCAAGCTCGATACGGTCGTTCTTTTCAGCAGCATCAACCGCAAGTTTTTGCTTTTTGAGTTCGAGTTCACCCTTCTTAATCTCCAACTCTTGCATCTGCATCTGGACGATTGGGTCCTGAGCCGTCTGTTGGTTTTGCTGCTGTTGCGCTTCGGCCTGCTTCTTCTGTAGAAGCTGCTGTGCAGCGGCTGCTGCGAGGCGCGAAACTTGAAGCTCTGTATCTTCGTTCATCTCAGCATTAGGTGGCGGAAGTGGGACGCCAGCTTGTTCTTCTACCTGTTTGCGATAGGAGAACGCTAAATGCTCTTGCATGTGCGCCTGCATAGCAGCCATGACGGTCTGGCCTTGTGGGTTCTGGCCAATCATCGCCATAACCTGCGGGTCCTGCATCATCCCCATATGTACAGAAATATGAGACTCGTGGTCTTGGTAGATGAACGCCTTGACTGGCTTACCGTTGATGACGTCCATGTTTTCGGATACGGGGTCACGCGGCTTCATGTCGTCACCATCTTTGAGTGGGACGAGTTTATTAGCGTTTGTAATACCTAATACATCAAGCATCTGGCGGTGCAGATATGGCATGTCGTAAATCTGCGGGGCAGTCTGAGCCAACTGAAGTACAGCTTGATACTGCACAATCTTCTGCGCCATTGTCGCGGCGTTGGGGTCAGATACAGGGATAACGGCGACCATGTCATAGTCAGCCCGCTTCGCCTTGCGGCTACCCTCTATTGGCTCGTAGCTATACGCTTCTGGCGTATAATCGCGGATGATACCCTTAAGAAGCCGGAACTCTTGCTTCATCGAATAATGGACGCGTGCTTGGATAGCAGACATGGACTTAAGCGTGCGCTCAAGAATAGCCAGCGTGGTGCCGACAGGAGCCTGCCCAGACATATCGCTGATCTTCATATCAGCAGCGCCAGCGAAGCGACGGCCTTCTTCTACGATGGTTCCGAGGAGGCTGTAGAGGACTTGGCTTGGCTCTTTGTAGGGTAACGGCATGATATTATCACGCATCGTACCAGAAGCCACGTCGACGTCACGCCATTCAGCAGGTGCGATAGGCGTATCATCACCTTTTACTCGAAGACCTTTAGTTTTAAACCCACCCGGTAGATTTGATAGAGTACCAGCATCGACAAGCTGACGAATAAGACTGGTACCAGACTTAGCAAAAGCACCAATAAGATGGATAAGACCAAAAGCGTAGAAGCCAAAACCCGGAACATATGGGTAATGTACGAAATGCTGGCGTTTAAGTTTCTTTTTATCATCGGGGTCCCAATTCCGGCGGATAGACAGAACCGTCTGCGTGCCTTTTTCAATGGTTACAATATAAGGAAGAGCGATGCCTTCGTCTTCCTCGTCGCGGAAATTGTCGTCTTCAAGCTCAAGCTCGACCTGCATCTCAAGCAGCTTGTACCGGTCATCTGTTGACGCACGGAAGCCCATGCGCTCAGCAATAGCTGTCTCGACTTCGTCAAGGCTATCTACAGGGTCTTCAAGCTCGATATCACGGTAGAACCCTGCGGCCTGCAACTTCTTGACCTCATTGGGTGTTTTCCGCATCACATGGGTGACGCGTCCAGCGACTTCCAAACTAGACGCGCCATAGGGTACGACAACGTCCTCAGATGGCACGTACATCGCGGTCTGACGACCGAGTGACGGATCGTAATAGACCTTCTTGAACGCATTTCCTGAGAGGCCCAACCCCCACAGCATACGCTCATGCTCAGGCCGATATTCGATCATCACATCGGTCAACTGGTAATTCATATCCGCTTCGACGCGTTCAGCGGCTTCTTTCTTCGCTGGCGTCTCTTTACCTATAATCTCCGTCCGCACAGGCCCACGGGCCGGGAACGTCTCCATCATGGTCTCAGCTTGAAATTTGACGAGAGCCTCCGAGAGGAGGGGGTGATATACACCGCACGCACCGGGCCAAGGTTCAGTCCGGTCATCAACCTTCATACCAAGTAACTCAAGACCATCTACATAAGTCTGCATCCAGTCTTTACGACTAGAAATGTCATCGTCAAACTCACCTAATAAGTCACCGGCAAGCTCTGTAAGAGCGCCTTCGTCCATGTCTTCGGCAAGGTTTTCAGAGAACTCATCGTCCTCTTCCTCTTCTTCGACCTCTACGTCACCTTCTTCTAGGTCTTCTATTACGATTTCAATATCAAGACCTTCATCCGTATCCGGTGAGTCTAAATCTAAACCTATAGGTGCTTGGTTAAGCGACTTGTCGATGTCCATTAGTAATACCCCTGATTGCGATTACGCTTGAAATACTTGATTTCGTCCGGTTCGTCTAGGTTGGTTGTAATATATCCGCCCCTACGGAAACGGTGCAAAGCCATAGATACAGTATCGACATAGTCATCATGAGTACCGGCAGGAAATTCAGCTACTTCGTCAATCACCTCTTCTGCCCACCGAGAGGCAGGTGCCCATACCCGTCCAGACGCAAAAAGGTCGCTCACAGCGTTCAAACGGGAGATTTTGTCGTTGCCCCGTGTAGGTGTAAACTCTTGTACCGGTATCCCCATGGCTCTCATCTCGTAGATCAAAGGCGCACCGGAAGCCTTCTTTTCTATGATGACGCTGTCTGGTTCCCAATCTCTGTACTCCTCGATGGCGCACCGCTTCAGTTCAGGGAACTCCATGCGGTCACGGAAAGCATTTAGCAGGATAATGTTAGCTTGTTCGTTACCAGCGTCATCAGCCTGATAAAATACACCCCATGTGGTACATGCCGAATAGTCGGCACGCTGCGTCTTCTCGAAAGCCGTATCCCATGATTGAAGAATGAAGTCGCACTTGGGTGGTGTGTCGCTATCCCAATCCATCCACCACTCACGTTTGACAATAGCGGCGCTTTCCGAAATCGGATTCTGCTGATACTGCGCCATCCACTTACTGTTAGGGACGTCGCGCTTAACTTTCTCAAGTTCTTCCAACTCCCAGAACTCAGGCCATAGCGGCTTATCGGAAGGCAGAATAGCAGGGAACTCGATGACTTCCCACTCATCCATGCTGTCGTTGGCCAGAGCATCCTTGAGGATTTGCCCAGTCAGGTCTCTTTTAGACCAACGTGTCATCACAATGACGATGGACCCACCCGGCTGGAGACGCTGGCGTGGACCAGAGGTATACCACTCGTAGGTCTTGTCGTAGATGTCAGGGTTTGTTTCTGCGATAGCAGCTTCCTGCTCGGAGTGCGGATCGTCAATTATGAGGACGTCAGCCCCCTTACCCGTCACGGCACCACCGATCCCGATAGCGAAGTAATCACCCCCCTTCGAAGTATTCCAGCGGCCAGCAGCTTTACTGTCGGACGCGAGGCTTAGGTCTGGGAATATGTTATGATATACTTCTGTGTCTACGAGGTTACGAACTTTACGCCCAAAGCCTACCGCTAGCTCTGCCGTATGGGAACATTGGATAATTTTTTTACCGGGGTACTTTCCGAGGAACCATGCAGGGAGCAGGTAAGACGCGAACTCCGACTTTGTGTGTCGCGGTGGCATATTAATAATGAGCCGTTTGCACTCTCCACGAGCAACGCGTTCGAAGGCATCTGCCATCTTGGCATGGTGTCGTCCCCCTACAAATGTCGGCCAAACCTCCCTGACAAACCCAAGGAACTTATCTTGCGCGACTTTCTTGGTTTTTAACTCTTGTAGCTTCTCAAGCTCGGCAAGAATCTTCTCCTGCTCGTGTATGGGCAGCAACGGTAGGATTTTAGGCAGATCAGCTAAGCTAATCTCGTCATTAAGCTTCAAATTAGGACGACCGGGCATACCCATCAGGCTTCGTCACCCCAGTCTTCTTCACCATCTTCGGAGTCGGATGGGTCTTCGGGGGCTATAATACGCTCGTAGATGCCTAATTCTTCATCAAGGTCCATGCCAGTTGGGGTCATATCTATAACGTCAGCGTTTAGTAACCGTTTGATACGCTCCTTGATGGCACTCTCAAGCGCTTCGGGGCTGTTATAGTTGATGGTAAGCTCGCTACGCTCCTTAAACAACGCAATATCACTGTGCTTACCTAATAGCTCTAATGCCTTTAGCTCAAACTTAGTCTCACCACAGTTGGCGATCTCAAGAAGCTTGTTAGTTAACGCAGCGCGTACTTCGGTGATATCATGTGCTAGGTTATGCCCATAGGTCTTGATGAACGCTGACGCCGCTAGGGCCGTCGAGTAGTTCTTGAGTGGGGCTACCTTCTGCTGTTTTACCACAGCATCAATCAGGGACTTTTCTTGCTGGAGCGTAGACAGGTCTACTTCCAAGGGAGCGCCAAGGGACTCTAACAGTTCTGCCGTGTTCGCCGCAACCAGTACTTCATCCATAAAGGTGTCAAGCTGGTCAGGCTCTGTGCTGAACGGGACCGGGTGGTCCGTAGTGGGTTCTATTTTTACTAGTGCCATAGTGCGCAGCGTCCGGTTTGAGGGAGCAGACGCATCTTATAGCTGCGATAGCAGGGGTAAGTAAAGAGCTATTAATCTTTGTGTGTTAAGCCACTACGCTTC